ATATTCAATATCAAAAGTAGGGAGTGCCTCTACTTTAATTCCTCTTGATTGAATACACGCTTTGATTACGTTTTTAATCGCAGTAGTAATCTGCTTTGTATCCTCAGATTCCAGCGCCAACACTAGAAGTTTTTCTTCTTTAACTAAAAACGGACGGTATTTTACTGTCTTTCCTGTAGATGGTAATTCCAACTCATATGTCGGCGTAGCAATTTTTGGTAAAGGCATGATATCCTAATAAAAATTTCAGTATGACTATTTATTATGCTATTGGAGGATTAAATACACTAAAATTGGACGTACTAGTATTAATTCGTCTCAATTCATCTACAGTTCCTGCACCTGTCTGTCCAAGAATTCTTTCACCAGCAGCAGGTCCTTTTGCAACTCCAGGATCGATTCTATTCTGGAATCTAATATTTCTTTGAATAATAGATCCTTTTGGTGGTGAAATTAGATATCTAGAGTATGTAAACGATACTGTGCATTTTAATATTTGAGATGCCTCATATGAAATGGGCATTGAATTAATACTAATTGGAAATGCTTTGTGCATAGCATATTGCAAATATTTTTCTCCCGAACCATCAACGGCAGCAATATCTTTCTCAAACTTATTGATATAAATTGTACTTTGATACTGCTCAGGAAAATTCATTCTATATGAATAATTACTTTTGTCTTCTGAAATTGAGTCAGTTCTATCATCTCGCGTTCTTTGCTCATTTGCAATGAATGCCATCCAGTTTTCAAAAAAGTTGATGATTTGATAATCGTGATCTACATAAAATGTAAATTGTGCTCTATCATCATATTGTCTTCTATATGCATGTCTTTCAGTTACACCTGCAAAGTCATTTGTTATTTCATGAGTTGCAAAAGTAGAACCTGGAAGACTTGCTTCAGCACAATTTAACCCAAGAAAATCTTCTTGTCCAACATATGCCTTTCCCAATCCCGCTGACTGTCTATCTTCCATCCAATTTAAGACAGACGGAGGTGGTTGGAAGTAACACTGAAAGTTTGATGTAGTTGCTGGACGCAGGATATTTGCCTTTAATTCAGCTAAACCCCTAGGTCTTGGTACTGGTGGTGTGGGCATCCCAACTATAAATATTTTACCGGTATATTATGTAGTCAACTAAATGGCAGAAAGTTTAAAAAGTAAGTATAAACCATCTTTCCCCAGAAAATACCAGGGGGATGCAAATAATATTGTCTGCCGCAGTAGTTGGGAGAGAAGATTTTGCAAGTGGTGTGATACTAATCCAAATATTCTGAGGTGGGCAAGTGAAGAATTTTCAATTCCATATGTCTCTCCAGTTGACAATAGGGTTCATCGCTATTACCCAGACTTTCTTATAGAAGTAAAAGAAAGAAACGGTAAAGTAAAAAAGTATGTGGTTGAAGTAAAACCAAAAAGACAGACACAACCACCTAAGAAAGGAAAACGTGTTACAAAATCTTTTATCTATGAAACTAAAACTTATGCTGTGAATCAAGCAAAATGGAAAGCAGCATCTGAATTTTGTCTTGACAATGGCGTTGAATTTAAGATTATAACCGAAGATGAGTTAGGTATCAAGTAATGGCAAGACGCGCCGCCAGACGAAGAAGAAGTGGACCTTCTTATGAAGAGGTAAAGGCACAGATTAATGCCAGGGAGGAGGAAAAGAAAAGACGGAGTATAGAAAATTATCAATATCAAGAATTAGTTGGCGATAATAGAATCGCCTCATCTAAACAGGATATTCAAAATACTGTAGATCCTGAAGAGAAGATGCTTAAGATAATGGACTTACTAACAGAAGTTCAACCAGTACCTGATGTTGGTGATTATTATACCTTTATATACAATGCTAAAACAAAGGGGTTAAAGTACGATCAACATCCATTAATCGCATGTGTTGATGTTCAGGGATGGGGATTCAAAGGACTCAACTTTCATTGGGGAACTGTTAGAAATTACACTTGGGGAGAACTCCCAGGACAAATGCATCTTGTAAGAAATAGTGAGATAAATGATTTGCGTGATATAAATTATGCTTTTTATAAAACAGTACTATAAATAGATAAAAAAGTTCTGGCTCATGCCTCTAGTAATAGTAGACACAAATAGAACCCAATATAGCACTAGTGGAGGAAAACGCATATATCTGCAAACATCCACAACAGTGGAGGTGGATGCTAATGGCAAGTATGTGCCTGGAACCACTGTGACAACTCTTGAGGAAGTTCAAAGAAGTCCTATAGGACTATTAGGTAGTCCTACAAAATTAGCAACTAGGGAGAATGGTAAGTGGACTTTTGAAAACAAGGCTACTGTAGATTTGCAGCAGACTCTCAGCAACCCTAATTCAATGATGAACATTGGATTGAGAGATACAATTGCAAAAAAACTTCAACAGAAAGATAATTCTGTAAACGAAGATGGAACTCTGAACACGGGAGCAAATGGAACTGCAGAGTCACTGGCTGCATATGGTGCAACAAGTGTTCTTGCATCCGAAAATCAAGGAGTTGTGCCTGAAGTCAACGAGGACGGTAGCGTACCAATTCAAGCTGCTACACCTAGAGATAATGTAACCAATGATGGTATTCCCGCCAATGATAAACTTACGAGAACAGATTATCTAAATGGAGGTGAACCTTTAGTTTATCCTTTAGATTTGAGAACTAATAAGTCCGATAGAATTAAATTTTCTATGAGGACTTCTGAAGGTGCTAAAATTCAATCTGGATTGGGAAGAAATCAAATAGACAGAAGACCAGGTGGTACAATTAAAGGTTCAGTGACACTACCTACCCCAGGTAAAATCGTAGATAATAACAGTGTTAATTTCAACGAAGGGAAACTAAATGCGTTTCAATCCTTTCTTGTAGCAGAATCTCTCACTTTGATGGGGGATGATAATCCTGGAGAAGCAGCAGCGAATGCAATCACTGCGGCGACTGAGGCGTTTCGGAAAAATACTGCTTACGGTGATGCATTAAAAGTGTATCTTGCTCAACAGGCAACCAGCACTCAAGGACTTCTCTCCAGAGCAACGGGTGCTATTCTGAACCCCAATCTGGAATTACTTTTCAATGCTCCAGAACTACGTGATTTTTCTTATGTATTCAGAATGTCTGCAAGATCTGGACCTGAAGCACAAGAAGTCAAAAAAATCATTCGTTTCTTTAAACAAGGAATGACTGTAAAGGCAACAGCAGATGCAACATTCTTAAAATCACCTAATGTCTTTGATATTAAATATCAATACTTTGATAAGGCTGGCACATTAAGAGACAATCACCCATCTATTGGACGAGTCAAAACTTGTGCTCTTACTAACTGTTCGGTTGATTATACTCCTGATGGAAGTTATATGACTTATAGTGATGATGATAGAACAATGACTTCATATCAAGTGACACTTACATTTAAGGAACTCACTCCTATCATTGAATCTCAATATTTCGAGGATGGACTTATGGATTCAACCTCTCTCAACGCTGTAGGATTCTAAAATGCCAAATTATTTCAGATACGTTCCAAAATTTGAATATGTAACTAGAGATGAGAAAGAGCAAGTCATCTCAGAGTATAAACCTGTAAAGAATTTGTTCAGTAGAGCAAAACTTAGAAATGATATTTTCAATGATTTAAGTTATTTCACCAAGTATCAAATCGTTGGTGAAGATCGTCCAGATAATGTAGCGAATAAAGTATATGGCGATGAATCTTTAGATTGGGTAGTTCTTCTTGCTAATAACATCTTGAACATATATGAGGAATGGCCTTTGACAAATGATGCTTTCAATGAGTATCTGACAAATAAATATGGAACGCAAGATAATATTTTTGGAGTTCATCATTACGAATCTGTAGAGGTAAAAGATACTTCTGGCAATATCATCGTGCCTCAAGGATTAGAGGTTCCTCAAAATTATTCGATTGAATTTTATGATGAGGTGACTGAGTTAATGGATAAGCGAGTTAATATTGCTACAGCAGTGACAAACTATGATTATGAACTTAAGAAAGAGAATGAAAAGAGAAACATCTATGTCTTAAAAAATGAGTATCTAAATGTCGTACTCAACGATATGGAAGAAACTCTAGAATACAAAAAAGGTTCTACTCAGTATGTGAGCAGAACCATGAAGAAAGCAGATAATATTCGTTTATTTGAATAGTAAATTAAAATACGCTGCAATAACCAGAAGGGTTAAGCACAACTGATTGTATTTCAACTTTCCGCAAGTTTTTGGAAGTAGGACAGTGCATCATCTTCATCTGAGTCCGCAGACTTAGTAGGAGTGATGTCAGGTGCGTTGAAGTCAGCAGCAGGTTCAGATGCTTTTGACTCAAAGTTGGGTGTATAAGAACCACGAGAGTCATCTTCATCAGCAACCTCTTCGTCAAGACGAGCAGGAGCAGACTTCTTACCAAGAACCATTTTCAGGCGAGTCTCCAATTGCTCATAAGTCTTGAACTGATCGGGAGCAGTAATAGCAGTCAGAGAATACTGCTTCTTCCACACTGCTTCCAGTGCATCATCATCGTCAAGCAGGGGAGCAGGACGATCGAACTCTGAAGAGTCATAGTTCCAATAACCAGCAACCTTCTTCAGTTTCAGTTTGAAGTTGGCA